ATAGAATCGAAGATTACAACTTAGATAATAAATAAATTGAGGTGGAAGAATGAAAGTAAAAGATTTAATTATGGAATTGATTTATTGCGACCCAGAAGCAGAAGTCAGATGTTTAACCTACGAAAATGAGAATAAAGATGCTACCGATTTTGATTTAAATATAAAAGATTTAGAAGACCATAATAAAAATGTGATATTAGTTCTTGACGATTTAAACGCTGGTAAGATTGACGAATATTCGCCATTTGAGGAATTAGGAGAAAAGGTCCTTGAATGGGCAAAAGATAAAGACCTGCTACACGAAAGAAACGCAGAAAAGCAGTTTTTAAAATTCATGGAAGAAGTCTTTGAGTTTAGAGATGAGTGGATTTTATGCTTGCATGAATTCAACAAATGCAATTATGGAAAAGCTGATGACCACCCAGAAGTTGTAGAACACAGAGGAAACATGAAACTTGAAATGGGCGACATATTCGTGACTTTAATTATTTTATGCGACCAATTAAATTTAGACCCTATCGAGTGCTTAGATAGAGCCTACAACAAAATCAAAGATAGAAAAGGCAAAACAATAAACGGAACTTTTGTAAAAGAAGGAGATTTAAAATGATACAAAAACAAGAAAATAAACAAATTGCACCAGTAAACCAAATGAAGAATTTACTAGCAAATCAAGGTTTGCAAAATTTATTTGCTGATGTCTTGAAAGAAAACAAAGACAGATTTATAGCATCAATTATTGACCTATATAACGGCGATAGTGATTTACAAAAGTGCGACCCAAAAGAGGTAATCATGGAAGCTTTAAAGGCGGCAACTCTTAATCTGCCGATTAATAAAAACCTTGGATATGCCTACATTGTACCTTTTAAAAACAAAAACAAGTTAACACCACAATTTATAATTAGCTATAAGGGCTATATACAAATGGCTCAAAGAAGCGGACAGTACAAGGCTTTAAACGCAGGCATTATGTATGAAGGTATGGAACTCAAAAAAGATTATTTAAGAGGCACCTTTGAAATTATCGGAGAGCCTAAGTCTGACAAGGCTATCGGCTACTTTGCTTACTTCCAACTTTTAAATGGCTACGAAAAAGCGATTTTTATGACAAAAGATCAAGTTACAGACCACGCAAAAAGATATTCTCAAGCTTATGGTAGTGATTATAGTCCTTGGAAGAAACAATTTGATGATATGGCACAAAAGACAGTTATTAAAAGGATTTTGAGCAAGTATGGAGTTTTGACAACAGAATTCCAAAATGCCATTAAAGAAGAGGAAGACAGAGAAGTTTTAAGAGCGACAGCAAACAATGCCATGCTTGAAATGGCAGGTCCAGAAGAAGAAACCATTGAGGTAAATCCAGATACTGGCGAAATTATCGAAGAAGATGCGAAGGCACCATTTTAAGGGGGAATAGAAAATGATAGTAAGTGGAGCAAGAGGGATTTTATTTGACCCTGAAATGGTTTATGCAATAGAAAAATCAGATGGAATATATGACATAGTTGCGGAAAACAATGACAGTGCAATTACACTCTATGAAAATGTGTTAAAAGCAAATGTTGAAAATATCATGAAAAGGATAACTTTTCAAATAGAATGTCAGGTCTTTAAAGATGAGGATTGAAGTTATAGCAAGTGGCAGCTCAGGCAACTGCTACAAGATAAATAATGAGGATACTACACTCTTAATTGAGTGTGGTATCCCATATAAAAAGATACAGCAAGCACTCAATTTTAAGACTACGGATATTGATGGAGTTTTAGTAAGTCATGAGCATGGAGACCATTCAAAGGCTTGTAAGGATTTGATAAAGGCTGGAGTGGATTTATATATGACCAAAGGAACAAAAGAAGCTTTGAAGCTAGATAGCCATAGAGTTAAGACCTTTAGACAATGGTCAATGTATCTTGATGTAAAAATAGGAAGCTTTACAATTAAGCCTTTTAGAACAATCCACGATGCAAAAGAACCAGTTGGGTTTGTCATTTGTGACAGTATATCAAAAGAGGAGTTAGTATTTATTACAGACAGTCAGTATTCTATTTACAATTTTAGTCCCGATTATTTTATGATTGAGGTTAATTATGTAACCGAAACAATAAATAAGAGTGAAAAAATCCACCCTGATTTAAGAGAAAGGATAAAGAAAACTCATATGTCTTTAGAAACTGCGATTAATTTGTTGGAAAGAAGCGACCTATCAAATCTTAAAAAAATCTATGTCATGCACTTATCAGACTTAAATTCTGATGCTAAGGTTATTAAAGAGAGCCTGCAAGAACTCACAGGTGTAGCTATAGAAATTTGTTAGGTGGTGATAAGTATGGCAAGCCAAGGCTGGATAACACTCCATAGAGAACTAACTCAAAAACCTATATGGTTAAATTCAACACCAGAGCAAAAAACAATTCTGATCACTCTACTTTTAATGGTCAACCACGAAGAAAAGGCATGGGAGTGGAAAGGACAAAAATATACCGTACAGCCTGGTCAAATGATTACTAGTTTAAACTCTATAGTGGAGAAATGTGGAAAAGGTATAACAACACAAAATGTTAGGACTGCACTCAAAAGATTTGAAAAATCGGAATTTCTAACAAACGAATCAACAAAGCAAAATAGGCTCATAACCATTGTAAATTGGGGAAAGTATCAAGGTGCAGAAAGTAAACCTAACAAAGGACCTAACAATCAGCTAACAATCGACCAACAAAGACCTAACAATCAGCTAACAACTAACAACAATGATAACAATGATAACAATGATAACAATGATGATGATATAAAAAAACATCTTAAAAAAATTAATAGCTTGGTAGATAAAAAAGTATCATCATCACAGATCAAAAGATTTTTAAAGTTTAATAGTCTTGATGACCTTGACAAACTGATTGTAAAAATTAAAGAGAGCGACTATTTAAAACAAAATATTGATTTTAATAAGTTAGGCAAAAAGTTTTTAAAGAAAGTCTTTGAAGATGAATACAAGACATACAAGGAAACAGACAAAAACTCATTTAAAAACTTTAAACAAATAACGGATGATTACACAAGTGATGAGCTAGAAGAAGTAGCTAAAAGAAAACGAATTGAAACCATGGAAAGATTAGGGATAAAAATATGAGCAAAAATTTATTTGGAGAAGAACAAGCAGAAAAAGAAGTGCAAGACTTGATTAGAGCAGTACTTGCACCTTATGCCAAGGTTTGGAATATAACTACAGGAGTATTTAAAGTTAAAGAAGGTCCAGTTACTAGATGGATCAGGACTTTCCCGAAAGGCACTCCTAACTTGATAGGATTTAGATATAGTGACCATAAAATTTTTTTCATCGAGGTAAAAAAAGAAAAGGGAGTTTTAAGCCCTGAACAGAAAGAATTTAGGCAGTGGGCACTAGAAAAAAATCTGATTTATGGAGTGGCAAGAAGTCCAGCAGATGCACAATTAATTTTAAGTGAAAGATGGATAAGCGATTGGGATTTTAAACCATTTGAAAAGAGGTAGACATGGCATATAAATTTACGAGAACAATATATAAAAAAATTAAAGAGGTTAAAAAATGAATTGGGAAAGAGAAGTAGAGGACAGGCTAAGAAAGTATAGCTACCGACTAGAAGCTATAGACAATTTAAAAGAAAAATTAAATTATATAAACTCGATCCTAACAAGCGTTAAACCAATATCAATTGATAAAGACCCAATAAAGGGTGGTGGAAGCAAACAAGAAGATATACTTATAAACCGCATAATGGAGAAAAACTTGCTAGAAAAGAATCTCAAGTATTGCAAGATGGAAACTAAAGAAATAGAAAAAGCTTTAAAAATTTTAACTGAGACAGAACTAAAGGTAGTGCAAAGCCTTTATATGTCAAAAATAAAAATAAACATCAATCACATTTGTAAAGAGTTGGGTTACAGTAAGTCAAGCATATACACAATAAGTCATACAGCGACAAGAAAGCTAGCATTAGAATTATATGGGAAACTGATGACGGAGTAAAAAGTCTGGAAAAAAACTGGACTATTTTTGACTTAAACTATGATATAGTATAAGTGCAGAAAACTAGAAAATATTTTCTATGTTTCTACTCCTTTCTAATTTTATTTTATAACATCAGGCATCCTTAGTGGATGCCTTTTGTATTGAGGAAGTATGAGAAGTAAAGATTACAAAAGGAAACAATGGGAAAACAAAACAAAGACAATTAAAAAGAGAGATGGGTTCACGTGCCAGGAATGCAGGAGATATGGAAAGTCTATGGATGCAGAGTGTGTGCATCATATATTCCCAGCAGACAAATACCCAGAATTATTTTATAACAACAATAACTTAATTAGTTTATGTAAAGCCTGTCACAATAAGATGCATGACAGATACACACAAGAGATAACAGCGGTCGGTAAGAGATGGCAAGAAAAAGTAAAATATAAAATTTTTAAAAAAATAAAAAAATGAAAAAATAATTTTTAAAAAAAAATAAAGGTCCCCCCTCTAAACTTTAGCGTTTTAAAACGTTTGGGAGAACGGCGGGTGGGAAACACGTCCAACTCTATGACATTTTTTTGGAAAGGGGGATAGAAAATGAAAAAGATAAAAAGAGAGCAACTAATAAAAAACATAGATGAGATAATACCTTATATAAATAATCCAAGAAACAACGATGCAGCAGTAGATGCAGTAGCAAGTTCAATAAAAAACTTTGGATTTAATCAACCTATAGCAATTGATTCTAACAACGAGATAATAGCAGGTCACACGAGATATAAAGCAGCAAAAAAACTAGGAATAAAAGAAGTCCCGTGCGTAATTATAGATGACTTGACAGACGAAGAAGTAAAAGCCTATAGATTAGCGGATAATAAGGTCGCAGAAAAAGCCACTTGGAATAAAGAACTATTAGCAGAAGAACTTGCAGGGCTAGGGAACCTGGACATGACATTATTTGGATTTGATGCATCAGATTTCAAAGACGATTTTAAAGAAGATGACTTTGACATTGAAAAAGAACTAGGGAAAATTGATGAACCAACAAGCAAATTAGGAGATATTTTTGAACTAGGCGACCATATTTTAATGTGTGGAGATAGCACAAACACAGAAGAATTAAAAAGAATAATTGAACCAGGAACAATAGATTTAGTGGTCACAGACCCACCTTATAACGTAGATTACGAAGGCACAGCAGGGAAAATTCAAAATGACAGTATGAGTGATAGCAACTTCTTGGAATTTTTAAAATCTGTATTCCAAAGTATGAAAGATTTTTTGAAACCGGGGGGGGGTGTTTTACATATGGCACTCGGACTCAAATAGGTATTATTTTTCTAAGGCATTGAAAGATAACGAACTAGAAGAAAGACAAAACTTGATATGGGTAAAAAGTAGTTTGGTTTTAGGTAGACAAGACTATCAGTGGAAGCATGAACCATGCTTGTATGGATGGAAAGAAGGAGCAGCCCACTATTTTATAACAGATTTTACAAATACAACAACATTTGATGATGAACCAAATTTAACTCAAATGAACAAAAACCAGTTAAAAGAATATGCTAAAAAATTATTAGGAATCATTGAGGATGGCACAACAATAATAAGAGAAGATAAACCACTCAAAAGCCCATTACATCCAACAATGAAACCAGTACCATTAATAGCCAAGCAAATTAAAAATTCTAGCAGAAAAGGAGAGACAGTCCTTGATTTATTCGGTGGAAGTGGAACAACACTAATAGCCGCAGAGCAAACTGGCAGGAAAGCAAGATTAATTGAGTTAGACCCAGTTTATGCAGATGTAATAATAAAAAGATGGGAAAAATTTACAGGTAGAAAGGCTGAAAAAATATCATGAACGAAAGGCTGAAAAAACTTAAAAGGTTAAATGGATTATTGCCCAAACAGAAAATTAAAACATTAAGAGGGCAACTTTTAAAAGGTGATATAAAGGGTTTTGATAAAGGTCTAAAAAATGTAATTAATAGATATGGATTAGATTTTTAAAAGCATAGGATGAAAGGAAGGTGATAAAGTGGATAAAAAGAAAGATGAAAAAGTCTATAAAAGAGATATTAATCGAATGATGAAAAAAGTCGGAACATACAATAAAAGCTTTGAAATAACTATAAATGCATTTGCCAAATTATTATACGATTATCAAGAAACTTTAGCTATGTTTGAAAAAACTGGTGGAAATGTAGTGATATCACATACCAATAAAAACGGAGCAACAAATATTATTAAAAATCCACTTTATCAATCCATAGAAAAAATGAGGACAGATATAATAACTTATGCAAGAGAGCTAGGCTTAACACCAGCAGGTCTAAAAAAATTAAATCAAGAATTGCAGGAAGAAAAAGAATCGCCACTAGATAGTGTTTTAGAAAAATTACAATGACAGAAAATGAAAAGATAGTAAATGACTATGTAGAAAGTATTTTGAGTGGCGAAAAAATTGCATGCAAGGAATTAAAACAGACCTGTCAAAGATATAAAGATGACTTACAGAATCCTAAGTATCAATTAAAAGTTAAAGATCCTGAATTTATTATAAAAGTAATAGAAAATATATTTAAACATGTAGAAGGTGAAAGACTAGACGGAACACCACTTTATGGTGACCTTTTTCTTTTAGAACCGTGGCAAAAATTTATAATTTATAATTTAGTTGGTTTTTACCATAAAGACACCAAGCTCAGAAAATACAAGGAAGCATTTATTATGATTCCCAGGAAGAATGGTAAAACTAGATTTGCAGGAGCCTTAGCCTTTGCATTAGCGTTATTAGAAAGAAAATCAGCGTCTAGAGTTTTTATGGTGGGTTCAGTTTTAAAAGAAGCACTACAATCATTTAATTTTATAGTTGGAAATATAAACATGATGGGAGAAAGAGATAACTTTCACATAATCGACAACAACAACGCACACACCATAGAAAGAAACTTTAAAGATGGCTCAATATACTTTGAAGCTCTAGTGGATAGAGATTCACTTTTAGGGAATATTTTTATACTAGACGAATTACATGAATATAAAAACTCCCTGAAATATGACAGAATGAAGAAGGCTAGTAGGTCTTATTCGAACAAATTAATAATAGGAATTACCACGGGCGGGCATGACATGAATAGTTTTTGTTATAACCGCTTTTTATATTGCAAAAAAATTATAAATAAAAATAAGAACACAGGAAAGTATGAGTTAGAAGATGACCAATACTTTGTGTTTATAAGCAAGGCGGACCAAAAAGATGATGGAAGTGTAGACTTTACCAATCCCATAATACACGAAATGGCAAGCCCAAATTACAGAGTAACAATAAGACCACAAGATATAATGACAGATGCCATGCAGGCATTAAACGATCCACAAACAAGAAAAGAATTCCTAGCGAAAGATTTGAACGTTTATACTTCAAGCACAAAAACATATTTTAATTTAGATATATTTAGATCTTCAGATGCTAAATACAACTGGACTTATAAAGAGTTGGTAAAATTACCAATTGAATGGTTTGGTGGGGCAGACCTATCAAAAATGCATGACTTAACTGCAGCAGCCCTTTATGGAAACTATAAGGGAGTGGATATAATAATCACACATGCATTCTTCCCGGTAACAAGGGCACATTTAAAAGCAGAAGAAGACAACATACCACTATTCGGATGGCTTGATGATGGTAACCTAACTATGACAAATGGAGATATTACTAATCATGCAGACGTAGTAAAGTGGTTTTTAAAGATGAAAGACCAAGGATTTAAAATAAAGCAAATAGGTTTTGATAGAAAATTTGGTGAAGAATTTTACCTAATGATGAAAAAAGAAAGATTTAATATAGTTGATGAGCCACAACTTTTTATTAACAAGTCCAAAGGCTTTAGACGAATTGAACAAAAGGCAATAGGTGGCAAATTATATTATATGCATTCAAGTGCTTATGAATACTGCGTGGAAAATGTTCATGGAGTAGAGAAAACAGATGACATGATCCAATATGAAAAGGTCATGCCAAATTTAAGAATAGATTTATTTGATGCTTCAGTATTTGCAGCATGTAGATTAATTGGGAATTTAGAAAAATCAGGATTAGCAAGAAAATGGTTAGAAAATTAGAGGTGATCAATATGAGCAAAAAAAAGAAAGAAAAAAGAAAAACTAGAGCCGAACCATTAACACCAACGCAAGCATGGTTTATTTCAGATGGTGACAATGGTGGACTTTGTGCTAAGGGCTATACAAGATTAATTGACAACCCCGAAGTTAGAATGGCTATTGAAAGAATAGCAGACCTTATAGCATCCATGACGATTTATTTAATGCAAAACGGGGAAAAAGGTGACATCAGGATAAAAAATAAATTATCAAGAAAAGTCGATATACATCCATACAAGTATATGACAAGGCAGCTATGGATATCCTGGATAGTCCGTGAGCTTTTAATAAATGGGAATGCTATTGTTTATCCAAAAATGAAAGACGGATTAATAGAGAATCTTGTGCCAGTAGCAAGTGAAAAAATAAATTTTTACTCAGACCAACAGGAAGGTTACTACATCACAATAAATAATAATAAGTTTGCTTATGATGAAATATTACACTTTAGACTTAATCCAGATTTAAAAGAACCTTGGAAAGGCGAATCATATAAAGTAACACTAAAGGATGTGGTCCAAAACTTAAAACAAGCAGCAAAGACCACGAACGAGTTTATGGCAAACAAAATCTTACCCTCATTAATCGTAAAAGTAGATGCATTGACAGATGAGGTAGCCTCAGAAGAAGGCAGAAAAAATGTATATGATAAATTTGTAAGTGCCAGTAGGGCAGGGGAACCTTGGATAGTTCCAACTGATTTAATCGATGTAGTCCAAGTAAAACCATTAACACTTAATGATATAGCTATAAAAGATACAATCGAAATTGATAAAAAGACAGTAGCAGGAATTTTAGGGATACCTGCTTTTTTACTTGGTATAGGAACATATAACCAACAAGAATATAACAATTTCATAAAAACAAGAATTATGGTAATCGCAAAAGCCATTGAGCAAGAACTGACTATCAAACTTTTATATAGTCAAGATCTATATTTTAAATTTAATGTAAAGAGCCTTTATTCCTACAATTTAACAGAGATTTACGAGGTTTACAGTAATTTATACAGGTCTGGAGTAGTAACGGGCAACGAGGTCAGAGAAATGTTTGATATGAGTCCTAAAGACGGACTGGACGATTTAATTATCTTAGAAAATTTTATACCACAAGACAAAATAGGAGACCAAAAAAAGCTTGGAGGTGAGGAAGAATGATAAAAAGATTTAAGGCTTTAGATAGCAAACTTGAAATCAGAGAAGAAGTAGATCAAAAAGAATATATTATTGCAGGTTATTTTGCAGTATTCAACCAAGAAACAGAGCTTTATCCAGGAGTTTATGAAAGCATTGATAGTGGAGCATTTAAAAATTCCATTAATGGAGATATAAGGGCTCTAATCAATCATGATACAAGCTTAGTATTGGCAAGGACAACATCAAACACATTAACGCTTAAAGAAGATGCCAAAGGACTTTATGGAGAAATAAAAATTAACCCAAATGATACTGATGCACTAAACATTTACGAAAGAGTTAAAAGAGGAGATGTATCACAGTGTTCTTTTGGATTTTTAATAAACCAGGAAGAAGTTGATTATAGAGATGATGGTTCAACCCACTTCATTTTAAAAGACCTAAATTTATATGAGGTTTCAGTTTGCACATTTCCAGCTTATGAAGGCACGGAAGTAGAAGCAAGACAAAAACAAATTGAAGACCATAACAAGAGAAGTTTATCCCTATGGAAAAAAAGCATGAAAGGCAGGTTAAAGAATGTTAAGGAAAATACTACTAAATAAGAAAAAAAGAGAACTACAAGCACAGCTAGAAGAAAACAGAAAGAAGTTTGAAGCTCTTGAAGCTAGAGAAGCAGAAATCGCAGAAGCTATTGAAGAAGTCGAAAACGAAGAAGAAGAAAAAGCCATTGAAGAAGAAGTTGAACAACACGAAAAGGATAAGACGGAACTAAACACCGAAAAAGAAGAACTTGAAGGTAAAATTAAAGAGATTGACGATGAACTTGAAGAACTAGACAAGAAAGAAACAGCGGTTGAAGAAAAAACTGAGGATGAAAGGCAGGCAGAAATCACTATGAATACAAGAGAAATGTTTGGAAATCTAACAAGAGAAAAAACAGTAGAAATTGTTGAAAGGCAAGAAGTCAAAGAATTTTTAACAAGAGTAAGAGAACTTAAAGGACAAACAAGAGCAGTTACAGGAGCAGAGCTTTTAATTCCATCAACATTAATTGGAATACTAAGGGACAACATCCATAATTATTCAAAGCTTTTAAGCATGGTTTGGACTAGACCAATTAAAGGACAAGCAAGAGTAACAGTAGCAGGAACAATCCCTGAAGCGGTGTGGACAGAAGCTTGTGCAACATTAAATGAATTAGGTTTTAATTTTAATGTAATTGAACTTGAAGGCTATAAAGTAGGTGGATATATTCCAATTTGTAACGCAACGCTTGAAGATGCGTCAGACCTAGATCTATATAACGAAATTATGTATATGTTAGCTCAAGCTATTGGTCTTGCACTTGATAAGGCTATTCTATATGGTACAGGAAAGAAAATGCCACTAGGAATTGTAACTAGACTTGCACAAAAAGCAAAGCCTGAAAATTATCCAGCAAAGGCTAGAGAATGGAAAGATTTGTCAGCTACAAATATTTTACAAGTAACAGGAAAGACAGCTACAGAGCTTTATGCAGATTTAATTTTAAAGACAGCAGCTGCAGATCCAACTTACAGCACAGGTAGAAAATTCTGGGCAATGAATGACAAGACTTATGCAACATTACAATCAAAGCTATTAACATTTAACGCAGCAGGTGCTCTAGTATCAGGAATGAACAATGCCCTACCAATCATCAATGGCGAAGTTGCAATCTTACCATTTATACCAGATGGAGATATTGTGGGCGGATACTCTGACTTATATGTTTTAGCAGAAAGAGCAGGAATCACACTTGCATCATCTGAACATGTAAGATTTATCGAAGATGACACAGTATTTAAAGGCACTGCAAGATATGACGGAACACCAGCAATAGCAGAGGGATTCGTAGTATTAAATATTGATGGCAAAGCACCAACAACAACTTTGACATTTGCAGAAGATAAAGCGAACAAGGCACAAGCATAATGAAAGTAAGAGTTTTAAAAGAATTTTTTGACAAGAAAGAAAACATCACTAGAAAACCTGGTGATGTTTTTACTTGTACCAAAGAAAGATACGAAGAAATAGAAAAAAAATTAAAATTTTATTGCATCCAATGCCAATGGATTGAGGTGGTAGAAGATGGAACAAGTCCTGAAGCTAGTCAAAAACCAACTAGGGATAACAATAAATAGTAGGGATGAGTACATCACTGCGATTATAAAAGGAACTCTACAAGAACTAAAAGAAGTTCAAGGTTTGCAACTAGAACTTGACAATAATAATGAATTACTTTTTTTAGTAGATTTAGTGGCTTGGAGATATGACTCCAAGGGCGAAGATAAAGCAATTCCAGAGAGATTATACTGGAGACTAAGGAATTTAATGGTGAGTAAAAATGCTAACATTTAGCGATGAGATAACTCTAATAAAAGAAAAAACAAAAGGGATAGATGAGTTTGGAAATCCAATAAAAAAGGCAGAAGAAAAGAAAATTTTATGTAATAAATTAAATATTTATTCGCAGGAATTTTATCAAGCTGCCAATGTAGGATTAAAACCACAAGCCAAAGTGAACATCCATGCAATGGAATATAGCGGAGAAGAAAAGGCTATATATCATGATAAAAAGTTATATATTATTAGAACTTTTCAAAAGGATGAATTTTTAGAGTTAGTTCTAGGAGAAAAAATTGGCAAATAAAACGATGCAAGCTGAAGAAATAGAAATCGCTATAGGAGACTATCTAACAGAATACTCACAGGCAGTAAAAGAAAAAGTTAAAAATCTAGCAGATAAAGTATCAAAAGAAGCGGTCGAGGAACTAAAAGCCACCAGTCCCAAGAAAACAGGCAAGTATGCTAGAGCTTGGAATAGCAAAAAAGAAGGCGACACAATAATAATTTTTAATGCCAAAGGTCAGCTAACACACCTTTTAGAAAATGGTCATGCTTTATGGCAAGGTGGCAGAGCTAGAGCATTCCCACACATAAAACCAGTCGAGACCAAGGTTATAAAAAATTTTGAAGAAGGAGTGAAAAAAGCCATTGAAGAATCCAATTAATATTTTAGAAAAGCTGAATATACCAATTGCATATTACAAATTTGATGACGAAGTAGCTGCCCCTTTTATAATTTATAGAGGTGCTGGCTCGTCAAATTTTAAGGCAGATAATAAAGTTTATAACACAAGCTATAACTATACTTTAGAATACTACTTCAAAGAAAAAAACGAACACTTGGAAAGAAAAATAGAAAGGCTCTTAAATGACAATGAAATCATTTGGGAAAAAACTGAAGATATCTATATTCCAAGCGAAAACATGTTTTTAATTTATTACAATTTAGGAGGTAAATAATAATGACAAAAAACAAAGTTGAATTTGGTTTATCTAACGTTCACGTTGCAATTGAAAAAGGTGATGGTTGGGATACCCCAAAACACATTCCAGGAGCAGTAACATTTACACCAAAAACAGAATCTGATGACTTCCATTTTTATGCTGATGACGGAGATTATTATAATGAATCTTCTGACAATGGTTATTCTGGTGAACTTTCTATGGCATTATTACCAGATTGGTTTTTAGGGGCTGTTCTAGGCTATAAAAAATTAGAAGATGGCGGAATCGTTGAAATAAAAAATGCACCAAAGAAAAGATTTTGCTTGATGTTTGAAGGTAAGGGCGATAAGGAAAGAACAAGACACGTCTTTATAAACTGCGGAGCAGGAAAACCAAACGAAGAATTTAAAACACTTGAGGATAAGAAAGAAGTAAGAGTGCAAACAATGCCTATTACTGTTTCAGGCGACTTAGGATCAGGAGTAATTAAACTTAAATATAGAGAATCTGATACAGGATATTCAACAGTATTTACAAAAGTTCCTGATTTCAAAGGTGTAGCTGAAATAACTGGAGAAGCTTAATATGCAAAAAATAATTAAGATTGATGGTAAAGATGTACTTTTCAAGACATCTGGTGGTTTTTTTAAAAGATATAAAACTCAGTTCAAAAGAGACCCAATTGCAGATATTTTTAAATTAATAGACACACAAGATGGGGAAGAATTTAATTTAAGAAATTTTGATGTAGAAGTATTACAAGACCTTTGTTGGGCATTAGCACAAAACGCTGACGAAAATATACTTCCACCACAAGAATGGCTTGACCAGTTTGAAGAATTTCCAATTGCAGATATTATGGTCGAGCTTATGGATTTAATAATAAAATCAATCTCATCTTCTGTAGAACCAAAAAAAAACAAGATGACGTTGAGTCCGAAGAACTTATAAAAATCGAAAACATCTATGTTGGTGCAATAGAAAGAGGACTTTCTATAAGTGATATGGAAAACATGGATTTAGGAGACGTTATTGACTATGTAATAACTTATAACAACTTACATGATGAAACTGAAGATGACGAAACAACAACTAGAAAAGCGACTCAATCGGATTGGGATAATTTCTAATAAGGGCTGATTTAAAGCCCTTATTTTTATGAACTAGGAGGTGAATTATGGCTGGCACTATAAAAGGGATAACTATAAAAATTGGTGGAGACACCACAGATTTACAAAAAGCTTTAAAAGATGTAAATAAACACTCTAGAGATTTATCTAAAGAACTTAGAGAAATAGACAAATCAATAAAATTTAATCCAGATGCATTAGAATTATTAGGTCAAAAGGCAAGAGTTGCAAAAGAGGGAATAGAAACCTTAAAAGATAAATTAACAACTTTAAAAACTGCACAAGAGCAAGCATCAGAATCTTTAAAAAATGGTGATATAGGTCAAGACCAGTACGACGCATTATCTAGAGAAATATTAAAGACAGAAAACCAATTAAAGTCCTATGAAAAAGCCTTAAAAGAATCATCCCAGGAAGAACAAGAAAATAAAAAAGCTGCAGACGAAAGAAAAAAATCCCTAGAAGAATTACAAAAAAGTGGAGAACAGCTAAAACAAGAAGAAGAAAAGCTGAAGAAAGAATATAAGCTACAAGTTGCCGAACTGGGAAATAACGCTAAGGCATCGGAAAAACTTGCGGCAAAAAAAGAAAAGCTTAAAAATCAAATAGCTAATACAGCTAAACAAGTAGAAAACCTGGAGAAGCAATTACAGGCAGCGAAAGGTATTTATGGAGAAAATTCCACTGAAGTTAAAAAGCTAGAGCAAAGTTTAATAGAAGCGAAAACAAAAGTAGCTGATTTGACGAATGAGTTTCAGAAAATGGGCGGAAAGCTTGAAGAAGTAGCAAAAAAGTTTCCTGAAGTTGGTGGAAAACTTGAAGACCTTGGTAAGTCGATGACTATGAAAGTAACCGCACCGATAGCAGCAGGATTTGCTGTAGCTTATAAAGGAGCAGCAGACCTAGAAGACGCTTTAGGAGCTACAAAGCAAATTTTTGGGGATCACTCAAAAGACGTAGACAAGTGGACATCAAGTATGCAAGATTACTACGGAGTGTCCAAAAGTGAAGCCCTAGACTATGCCAATACGATGGGTGCTATGCTAAAAAATATCGGTGGAAAAACTGATGAAGAAGCCGCAAAAATGTCTGAAAAACTTGTTAAATTAGCTGGTGACTTATCAGCTATGTTTGGTGGTAGCACAGAAGACGCTGTAAGAGCTTTAACCGGAGCTTTAAAAGGCAATAACTCCATGCTAGATAATTATGGAATGGGTGTCAATGAAGCTACTATAAAGAGTAAGGCTTTAGAAATGGGTTTGAAGTCTGAAAAAGGTGAAATGTCCTTAGCTGCAAAACAAGCAGCTACTTTAGCCTTAATCATGGAGCAAACTGGCGACGCACAAGGTCAAGCAGCAAGAGAAGCAGATGGCGCATCAGGTACTATGAAAGCTTTTCAAAAAAATCTTAAAGATTTAAAGGACACGTTCGGTAAGGAATTACTTCCCGTATTAACACCTTTAATAAAAGAATTGAGTAACTTAATTAAAGCTTTTGGAAAATTAAAGCCCGGAACTAAAAAAGCAATCGTCGGTTTTGGGTTATTACTCGCTGCCATAGGTCCAATATTAACAATATTTGGCAAACTCATGAAGGTAATTGGTACTTTTTCAGGAGCTATGGCTATTGTAAATGGTGCGACTACTGCTGGAGCTACACCTGCGATGATTGGATTATCTAAAGTTATTCCAGTTCTTGTAAAAGGATTTGGATTAATTAAAGGAGCTTGCGTAGCTGTTGGTGCAGCTTTAGGTGGCGGTCCAGTAGTAGGTGCTTTAGCGCTCGCTGCAGCAATTGCTTCTGTAATAGCAGTCTTTAAAAATTGGGATAAAATAAAAGAAATAATTGGAAATGTCGCAGAAGCTATTAGCGAAAAGCTAAAAGATATGAGAGAGAAACTCTCTGAATGGGGAACTGAAGTATCTGATAAGGTTATTGAAAAATTTTCCGATTTAAAAGAAAAAGCGGGAGAAAAATGGAAAGAAATATCTGAAACTATTTCTGAATCATGGAGTTCTTTTAAGGAAAAAACTTCTGAAACTTGGGATACAATTACTGAATACTTATCTCAAAAATGGGGCGAAATAAAAGAAAAAGCCTCTGAATGGGGTACTAACATTTCTGAAAAACTATCTGATTTATGGACTAGCTTTTCTGAAAAAACAAAAGAATCATGGGATTCCATAAAAGAAAGCTTGGGAGAAACATGGAATAGTATTAAAGAAACTGCGAGCGACTGGGGAAATAGCATTAAAGAAACCTTGGGACAAGCTTGGGGAGACTTTAAAGACAAGTCCATTGAAACTTGGAACTCCTTAAAAGAAAGTTTAGGAGAAACTTGGAATAATTTAAAAGAAACTGCAAAAACAAAGTTTGATGAAATAAGCGAAGCTTTAAGTCAATCAATACAAGGAATTAAAGAAAAAATATCACCTATTTTTGAAAGCATTGCAAAAGGTGTTTCTGACAAGTGGGATAAAATAAAATCAAATACAAGTACTATTTGGGATAGTATTAAAGAAAATCTTGGAGGAAAGATTGATAGCATAAAGCAGTCAATAAGTAAACTTGGAGATTTAAAGCAGTGGTTCAGTACTTTATGGAACGATATTAAACAAAATACTTCAAGCAAATGGGAAGCAATAAAAGAAGCAGCAATGCGACCATTAAAAACTTTGTTAAGTAATATTAAAAATTTCTTTAGAAAGGTTAAAGACCTATTCAATATAAAATTAGAATTTCCTAAAATTAAGCTTCCTAAATTTAAAGTTGATGGAAAATTTTCTTTAAATCCTCTTAGCGTTCCAAAAATTTCGGTGCAATGGAATAAAATGGGCGCTATTTTTAGAAGACCAACAATTTTTTCTACACCTTCTGGGTTACAAGGAGTTGGAGAAGCAGGGGCAGAAGCAGTTCTACCGATTGAAAAGCTAAAAGACTTTATGAATGAAGTGTTAGATGCCAGAGAAAATAAAGGTGGAGATACTTATGTGTTTAATGTTAAATTTGATGAAATAAGTGAGTTAGAACAATTTTTAAGAATGGCGAAAGCTAAAAAACGATTAGCAAAGCAAGGTGATATAAATGCCTAATATAAGATTACCTTTAGAAGACAAATTTTATAAAATAATTGAATATTTAGATGGGGATAGGGTTTATGATAATCAGGGATCTTGGTTCGAATATACTAAAAGCTTCAGGGGGAATTTTTTGTATTCAACCGAAGCGAAAGGTGCGAAATTAAATAGATACCTTAGCTTAGGAAGTGAAGATTTTTATCCTGGGTATTTCCGTATAGATCAAAAAGAAACTGCATTTTCCTTTTCTAAGGATTTGAAAGAATTATTGCCAGAAAATACTTACGTTAAAAATATAAAGCTATTTTTATATATAAATGGCGGAGTAAATTATATTTCCTCGCCCGCTGATATTGAATTATCTTTTCAAAAAGGTGAGCCAGAAAATCCTAATACGAGCAAAGCAAAATATAATGCTAAGTACGCTAAGCACCTTTTTAAAAATGGGTGGAACGAATTTGATTTCACCGAAGATTTTATTGATAACGAAGCTAAATTTAGAAGCTTGATAATTAATTTATTTTCAGATTCGATTCATATTGAAAATTTTAACTATTCTAATAGGGAATTCCATTATATATCTAGAGAAACACTATATAATAGTTTACTAGGGTATGGAGACTTTAATAGTTCTAATCCACCATATGCAATAGTTGAATATGCTTTTAACAAGCCTAAAAATGCAGACTCCTTAGCACCTGATAACAAAACAGTAAATCCAAGAACACCAATTAAATTTACTTGGAACACTAAGATAGTACAGACTGCTTATGAATTATCTTACAGTGTAAATGGTGGAAGTTACACTACTATATCAGATAAAACAGTAAACAGATTTTATAACATGCCAGCTGATACTATTAAAACTTCAAGTGGTTCAGTAAACTGGAGAGTAAGAGTAAAAGATGAATCAGACACATGGTCAGAATATCAAGAAGCTAGCTTTGAATTAGGAGTTCCTGAACAAGTAGCACCAAGACTTATTTATCCTACTGGTTCATACATCAAAAATACAGAACCTTTAGAATTCTCCTGGGCATTTGTACCAGACACTATAGAGCAACAACAGTCTTTTGAACTGCAATATAGAATTAACAATGACGATTGGAAGTCTATAAGAGAATTAACAAATAGAACAAACTATACGTTAAATAACATACGTTCATTTGGCACATCAACTGGTCAATGGAGAGTTAAAGTAACTAATAATTTTGGAGAAGAATCTCAATGGTCTGAAATTGGTAAATTTCAAGTTTATGGAGTTCCACCACTGCCGCAAATTATTTCTGTAACTAATAAAAATTACCCAGTTATTAGTTGGTATTCAGACCAACAAGAAATGTTTAGAGTAATAGTAACAGATAAAGAAAATAATTTAGTATACGATAGCGATTTTATATTAGACTATACTTTAAAAGAATTTAAAATTCCTAAAGTTATTTCTAATGGTAAATACACATTTAATTTAATAATTAAAAATAAGTATGGAATAGATTCAGAAACTGCAAGTCTAACACAAGAAATTAATGTAAATATAAATAAGACTGCAAATATAGATATTTTTAGTTCTGATTATTACTTAACCATAACCTCAAATATTAAGAAATTTAAACTCCTAAGAAATGGAAAAACAATAGGAGAAAGCGACAATGGAGAATTTAAAGACTTTACTTGTGCTAACAACAAACTTTATAAATATCAAATAATGGTCAACGAAGATGACAAAGTATATTACAGCAAAGAAACAAGAGCAAAAGTAAATTTTGTTGGTTGCACATTAGCAGTTGCTAATAATTTCAGTGATTTTGTAATTCTAAGATATAACAAAGATGATAGACCAAGTAGAACTCACGAATTAGGCATAGAAGCTAATGAAATTGAAATTGAGGGATATAAGTATCCATTTATTGAGTATGGAACAAGTATAAAAGATAATAAGTCTTATAGCTTTTTTATAAAAAATAAAGATAAATTATTAGATCTATTAAATAAAAGAAAAGAGTTTTTGCTAAGAGATTATTATGGAGAAAATATTTATGGATTAATTAAAGATATTAGTCTAACTGAAACTAGATTTGGTTATGAATTAGCCTTTACTATTACTAGAACGGATGATAAATATGAGTAGACAAGTTTCTTATAGATATGAACTGTTAAACAAAGATAATCTCAAAATAGGTGATTTAGACATGATTAGTGGAAGCATTGATTGTAAAACAGATGCAAAAATTAAAAAAAGTGGAAGCTTTGAAATTTCTGAAAGCAGATTTAAGGACATAGACTATTTAAACGATAGGATATGTCCTTATATAGTTATTGATGACGTTTCATATCCACTTGGTGTTTTTTTAATATCTGGCAAAGACAGACAAAAGAAGCATGGTGCAATCTACAGAAACATAGAAGCCTTTGATTTAACTCAAATTCTTTTAGAAGATAAAATAACCGACAGATTTTACGTGCAAAAAGGCTCTAGTTATTACATTATCATTAAACAACTAATAGAAAGTGCGAATATCTTTAATACTCAAATAGTTTATACAGATTTAAAAGTACAAAGAGACAGAGAATTTGAACTTGGAACTCCAAAGATAGATATTATAAATGCTCTGTTAGAAGAAATAAACTATACTAGTGTTTATGTGGATGAAAGAGGATTTGTAAGTGCAAAGCCTTATATAATACCAACTTTAAGAGAGATACAGCATGAGTATATAGTTGGAAAAAATATAAAAATACAAAAGGATAGTTTAAAAGAAGAAATGGATATATTTGGTATTCCAAATGTTTTTGTAGGAGTAGTGTCTAACAGTGAGCAAGAAACATTAACTGCAAAATATGTAAATGACGATCCGACAAGCCCGTTAAGTACAGTAAATAGAAACCGAAATATAGTTGAGGTTATAAATGTAGATGACATAGCAAATAATAAAGTTTTAGAGGGATATATAAAAAGGGTCGCTTATGAGAAATCTAATGCCTATAGTAACGTAGACTTTGAAACTTTAAATGAGCCTGGTCATTCCTTTGGAGATTGCATTTATATTAAAGATGATAATTTTAATTTAGGACATAAATATATAGAAACAAGTTGGAGCATGCAACTTAAAGCAGGAGCGACAATGCATCATTCCGCAAGAAGGATAGTGATACTATGAATAAAATGGCAGAAGTTATTGGCTTTTTTGAAAACGGAACCGCAAAAGTAAAATTCGATGGGGAAGAAACCCCGTCAGAAAAAGAATATGGATTTTTAAGGCACTATATACCAAAAATCGGAGATAGGGTCTTTATGATGGACTTTAATGGAAGTTATATTATTTTTGACGCAGTTGACTATCAGGTCCCAGCTCAAAAACCGCTAAACCAAAATTATATTAAGGGGAATACTGTAATTGAAGGAAACTTAATATTAAAAGGAGAAAAAGCCGTAATTGAATCGGCAAATGGTGAGTTTAAAACCTGCAAGGCAGAAAATATAGATGATAAATTAAAGAAACTGGATAGTGCAATAGACGGAATAAAAAAAGATATCAAAACGAATACGGACAGAATAAATGAAGCTAGAAATATCGCCAATAACGCACAAAGAACAGCTGAAAACTTGAAGTGGAGAGTTTCTAACTTAGAAAGAAAGGTAAGGTGATAATTAATGCAAGAAAAAATATTTAAATTTAATTTAGATATTAAAGATAGAGAATTTAAAACAGATTTTAATTTAGTGCAATTAGATAATACAAGTAGATTAATTATTAAATTGTACGACAATGGAGACCCTTACGAAACACAAAGCAATGACAAAGCAGAAATTGCTATTGATAAAAATGATAATACATTTGTAGTGCTAAATGCAGAGTTATATAACAATACTGTTGACTGTTTATTAAATTCAAATTCTTTGGCAGTGCCAGGCTGGACTGACTGTGAAGCTAGAATTTTAAATTCTGAAAAAGTATTAACATCTGCTAGGTTTAAAATTTATATAAGAGAAAATATTGTAAATAATGAAAATGTGAAATCTACGAGTGAATATAAAGCTTTAGAAGGACTAATCAACGAAGCTAAAATTATGCAGGAAAGCTTAAAAAAAGGCGAAACTGTAATTGAAGATGTAAATAAAATAAAAGAAGACCTGGCAGAAATTAAGGAATCAATACTTAATAAAAGCAAGGAACTTAACGATAAATTAGCATCAGTCGATGAAAAAATTACTGAAATTAATAGCTGTATAACCAATGCAGAAACAGTGTTAAATAATTTTGAAAACAGTCAAAATAAAATTGACAATCTGTCAAATCTTTTAAAAGAACTAAGTAAAATCCAATTGACGCTTGATGAATTGAACAAGAGTATAAATAAAGCAAATACTAAAAAAACTGAATTAGATACAAGCATAGATAATGCAAATAGAGAGAAAACTGAATTAGATTCCAGTGTAGAAAATTCAAAAACGCAAAATACAAATTTAAAAAACACTATTACTGAAGCAGAAACTGCAGAAAGTTCTTTGGCAACATCAACTCAAAAAGGAATAAGTCAACAATCTAATTTGGAAAAAACGATAGCTGATTCTGTTAAAAAAAATAAAATTTTAAGTGATACAAATACAAAATCTGAAACACTTAATAGAGATTTAAATGTTTTATCTCAAGATTTAACAAATAAAATTACTGATGGTGGTACTTTAAACTCAAGTCTTGCTGCAAGTATAAGCAGCGCCAATAGTGCAAAAAGTAATTTAGACGGAAGTATAAGCAATGCTGAAAGTACAAATACAAATTTAAAAGCAACAGATACTGAGGCAAAAAACACCGAAAGTCTTATAAGAGATTTGATGAGCCAATTAAATCTTACAAAAGATGAAGTACAAAGTATTATTGCAAGTGGAAATCTAGACCAGTATATAACCGACCCTAAGTTACAAGAAGCCTTGAAATTTTATGCAACTAAGGAAGATTTATCAAAGATTGATGTTACTGGGCAACTGGTAGACTATGCAAAGAAAACAGAAATCCCTACAAAGTTATCTCAACTTGCAAATGACAAGACATTTAAGACTGAAGATGAAATCAGAAAGTTAATTAACGACTCTAAGAAGTTAAAGAAAGAAGTTGTTACATCTCTACCATCTTCAGGAAAAGAAGATATAATTTATCTTTTAAAAAATAAAAATGATAATAATAATTTTTATACTGAATATCTTTGGATAGGTAGCAAATGGGAAATTATTGGAGATACTAAGATTGATTTAACTGACTATGCAAAAACATCTGATTTAAAGACTAAACTATCAGAAATGGTAAGCGACAGTAGCCATAGAACCGTAACCGACACCGAAAAAACTGCTTGGAATAATAAGGTAGATGCAGTTACTGGTAAGGGCTTATCTACTAACGATTATACAGATATTGCAAAATCAAAGGTAGATGCAATTCCGTCAAGTCCTAAGTACACTGATACAGTAACATCAATTAATGGAAAGACTGGGGCAATTTCAAAGGCTGATATTGTAGCTTTAGGAATACCAAGTAAAGATACTAACACAACTTATGGCTTGGCTAGTCAATCATCTAATGGTCTTATGAGTGCGGCAGATAAAAAAAGACTTGATAACATTAAAGAGCAAGTGGCATTGACAGAGGCTCAATATAATGCTTTGTCGAGTACACAGCAAAACGACAGTAAGAAGATATATTTTATAAAGGCTTGATGATATGGATACTAAAAATATTAAAGATATAAAGATAAACAATGTGGATACTGTAAAAGTGATGTCAAATAGAGAAGTATGGTGGCAGAAAAATACCATTCCTGGTCCAAGTAGTTTAATTGGCGGAAATTTACAAGCGGGTTTTTATGGCGAGGTGCCGACAAGTGAATTTATAACTGGTGATGAGTTGGCAAGAATGATAGGCTTAACAGCAGGAATAAGTCAGTTTTCTAATGAGCCTTGGCTTAAATTTTCTTATATGGGAAAAACTGAATTCATAGCAAAAAAAACTTTTAGATATTCCATTTCATGGAATAGCATAAACGCAGTAAATGCTGTTTTTGGTAATAGGACAATTAAAGTAGGAGACAACACTTACAAGATAAGACTTATGAAAGGCAAGACGGAGGGAAAACAAGACGACAGCAGTTCTGAGAGTGGAGATATAAACAAGGGGTCAGAATGGAATAAGTTGATGTTACCAATTCATCAAAATGCACCATCAAACTGGAAATATCCAGAAAATGTTAACTCTCCTACTGAAAATTGGAATGTAGGATATACAGACATTGACTTGATTACAAATAACAATAGTGGTCCTGGAGCATATTCTTGGTGTCAAGAATATGCTCATAGCACTGACCGCCGTTTGGTTTGGGGATATTATGGGGTATCTTATTTTAACTACATTTCATCTGACTATCAAGGCGTTATCGGCGGTTGGCGACCAGTTTTAGAGGTTGTAGATTAAGAGGTGCAATATGTTAATTAACAAAAATATAAAACAAGCAATGTTTGGAAATGTTGAAATCAAGCGAATTATGAGTGAGGGGGGGGTACTGTGGGAAAAGAAAAAAATATATAATATTGACAAGTTTGTAGATGATAATTACCAAGATTTGACTAAAATTGATGGATCACCAGAAATTTATAATACAAACATTCGTAGGTTTAGGTTGAGATTTGGTCCAAACACTCCATTGGGGTTGATTGATAGGAGTAATTTAAACAACGAAAAAGTTATTATGTATTTTAGGAGTAAGAATATAAACACGAATGTTATAAAACCATATATTAAGCAATTTAATCGTATTTTTGATAATGACAAATCTTTTGAAAATGATGGTGGTGTTTTTGAGTGGGTTAATAACAATGAGTTTATAATTACAATGCCAGAAGGTTGTGTTTTAGATAGATTTAATGAGTTAATCTTTGCTTGGTACAATCTTGACCAACATGGAATATCAAAGGAACAATTAGTCAAAAGCCTAGATATAAAATTAGAAGTTTTAGAGGTGATATAAATTGAAATTAATACAATACATTGACGATAGCTATTATGCAAGGGTAGCTATTTTATTTGACGATAACACTTACGCAGTAACAAGTGTAATAAGTGGCAATAGAACAAAAGAAGATATTTTAAAAGATGCTTACATCTTATTAAGGAATGTAGAGCGAGTTAGGTTTGAGGGTAAGGCTAAGGACTATGAGGATTTAATTTTACCTGCACCAAAAGAAAACTACATGGAAGTTAATTTCTATGCTCTAACTGGTAAAGTTTATGACCAGTACGGGGAAGTAATGGAAAAGCAAGTACAATTTAAAGTCCAAGGAACTGACAAGGCAAGGATAGAAAATAATAAAATTATTGAAGAAGAGGTTAAAGAAATTACCTCTTATTTTATTGTCGCTAGCTGTGGTGAGTTGGTACAAAAGGAAGAAAGGTTTATCTATCCACCAGCACCAGTAGAGCCTAAGGTAGCAAGCGTAGAAGAAAGATTAGAAGCAACTGAAAAAGCTGTTGCTGATGTAATTATGATGATAGGGGGTATGTAAAATGGCAATGTTTATAGCTTTAAGATTAATTGATGGTACTTTTAAGTACAAGAAAATATTTGGGTTTAAAAGATTTTTGGTTTATAAGGATGATACTGATGCAATTTTAGTGGCAGAAGGCAGGCAGGATTTGATTGAGGAGATATAAGTTATGGAAATAGATTTAAAACAACTAGTTGAAGCTTACGGAAGAATAGGTCACATAAGCCATTATCACATCTTCATTATATCTGTGATAGTTGACATCATAAGCGGATATATTAAAGCAGGCATCACAAAAGACTTAGACAGTAAAGTTGGTTTAAAAGGGATTTTAAAGCACTTGTCAGTGGTTGGTCTTGTTTTCCTTGTTTGTCCTTATTTATGGCTACTAGGTTATGGTGGTATAGCAGTATTTTTAATTTACTCCATCACTATGACTTATGGGATATCCATAGTAGAAAATTACGATGTGATTTGTCCTGGCACTCTACCCAAGTGGCTGGGACAATTCTTTAGACGCACGAAAGATGACATTGACAAAATGGATATTAGAGATTTAAAAAGGATTGATAAAGAATGAAATTTTTATTTAGACCTATAAAAAGAAATTATCGCTCACGTGGAAAAGTGGGGATAAGATATATAGTTATCCACGATACGGGAAACCCTAATAAGGGAGCAGGGGCTTTAAACCATAGAAATTATGTAGAAAATAATAAAAGAGGAGCAAGTGCTCATTATTTTGTAGATGATAAAGTTATAGTTCAATATGTAGGAGATTCTTTATCTGCTGGTTCTGTAGGAGACGGAAGAGGAAGATATGGAATTACAAATGCAAATTCTCTAAGTATTGAAATGTGTATAAATTCTGATGCTGATTATGTGAAAACGTATAAAAATACAGTAGAATTAACTAAAAACTTAATGAGAAAATTTAATATTCCAATCGACCGAGTTGTCCGCCATTATGACGCAAGCAGAAAAAATTGTCCTGGTCACATGAGGCAAAACAACTGGAGTAAATGGTGGAAGTTTAAAGAAGATATTCAAAGACCTATCGAATGGCAAATTGATTTATCCAAAGATAGTGAGTTTGGAGTTGATATAAAAGTGCAAGAAAAAGATTATTTTGAAACAAATGGACTTAAAGTTATAAAGACCACAGCAGATAAAATTTATATCCAACAACTCGGTGGTAAGACCTTAAGACAAGTGGGTGCGTATGGGATAAATGGCACTTTTTTTGATACCGCAAAGCCAGGACTTAAAGAGTCCACTTGGGGGATAGCCGTCAATAAAGGCAAACCTATCGGTCCAAATGCCGATAAAAACCACTGGAGAAAGGACATCAAAAGAGCCACTATGATTTATGGTGATGGCAGAGTTACAGTCGAGTATGCAAATAATTTATCAGACATTAAGCGTGATAAAATCGACTGGGCTATAGGCGGAGTTGGACTTTACCCATCATACAATCCCAACTATGAGCAAGTACCTAAAGACATTTTAAGATGCACCGAGCATACAGGGATTGCCTTTAAAGGTCATGTAATATTTTTAGTGGTTACTGATAAGCCTTGCACTATGGGTAATTTTAGAGCAAAAATATGTAATCTCGATATTGATGGAGCAATAGCTTTAGATGGTGGTGGCTCAACGCAGATGTTTTATAAAAATAATTTTGGAGTACACACCACAAGAAAATTAAACAACATCATAGGAGTTAAAGGAGTGTAATATGGATAATAAAGAATTAATAAGAAAACTAACCAGTAGAAAGTTTTGGGTGCTTTTAATCGCATTAGTTAGTGCGGTTTTAGCATTTTTAAAATTTGATAAAGGCAGCATAGAGCAAATAACAACCATAATCATGGCATTTGGAGCCATGATTTCTTATGTACTGGGCGAAAGCTATGTAGACGGGAAAAGGGTTGAAGGAGATGTAACCAATATTATTAACACCGAAAAATTAAAAAAAGAATGATTTTATAAAGCCTGGGTTAAAAGCCTAGGCTTTATTTTTTTGTAAAAAAATTAAAAAAAACTTTAAAAAAAGTGTTGACTTATATATAAGTCGGTAGTATAATATAATTAAAGATAAGGAAATAACAATTAAAAAAACAAAGGAGATAATAAAAATGATAAAATTTAGAAGAATTAGAAGTTATGAAGTTACAGTTGAAGATGGAAAAGTTATAAATATAGTAAAGCCTGACAAGACTACAGGATATGCTTATAAGTATGACGAAAAACAAAACGCATCAGTAAGACAAGATGGGCTTACATTTGAACAACTTAAAAGCGGTATCTACGATGGAAGATACGAAATTTACTAAGAAGAAAGAACCATAAGAATAACGGGAGGAGCAATCCTCCCATAATAAAAATTTATGGGGGTTGATATTTTGAAGGAGTTAAAGACATCTGAAGCACAAAGAAGAGCATCAAGAAAGTGGGATGCTGCAAATAAAGAAGTAAAAGATAAAAGTAGAGCCAAAAGCGGATGTAAAAAGTATTTAACCACTTTTGCAGATTTTGATGATCTGGAAGAAGTTAAAGCTTGGATAGAAGAAAGAGAAAAATTTTTAAAAAATTATGGATGAAAAGTTAAAAAAGGTATATCAAAACACTGATAAAAAAGTATTGGGGAAAAAGTTTGGCAGACTAATGCCGATAAGAAGAATTAATTTTGATAAAGGCTATTCAAGATATATATGCAGATGCGACTGTGGAAAAGAAATTGAAGTTCTTGGAAGTCAACTTTTAGCTGGGTACTATAAGTCATGTGGTTGCTATCATAGTGAGGGCTATAAAGATTTTGACAAAATTCAGCACTTGGGGACTGAAAAACTACAGTCTAAAAGAGTTGAAGGCACAAGTCTTTATGGTATAACTATGAAAACCCCAGTTACAAACACATCTGGGGTCAAAGGTGTATCTTATATTGAAAGACTGCACAAGTATAGGGCATACATTCAGATAAAAGGCAAGCAAAAATATTTAGGGGTATATAAGACTTTAGAAGAAGCAGCAGCGGCAAGAAAAGCGGCAGAAGAAAAATATTTTAAACCGATTATAGAAGAATTTAACAGACAAGCAAAATATAAAGTCAAAATAAAAGATCAAAAAAATAAGCCCTGCATCTAGCAGGGTTATTATTATGCCACCCACAATGTAATTTCCACTTGTTGTGGGGGATTTGCTTGGTGCGGGAAAGAGGAAGTAAAACCAATTATTCTATAATGGCTAAATTTCAACGTTTATTTTATTGAATTTTGTAAAAGTTGGTAACGAGTTGGTAACGCAATTTAATTATACATTTTATCTAAGACGGCGGCTGCCTTTTCTTTTTCATCATCCATTACATGGACATAGATATTAAGAGTAGTTTTATAGTCACTATGGCCCATTAGTTTTTGTACTGTTTTTATATCAACTCCTGCCTCAAAAAGCCTAGTGGCATAAGAATGCCTTATGGAATGTAGGGGCCTAGGTTCTATGCCTATTTTTCTACATATTGCTTGTAATCTCCTATTGCATCTTTTTTCTTCTATAGGTTGTAAAAAATCATCAGAAAATATAAAGGCATCATCTTTAAAGGGTTGACCAAGCCTTAAATGTTTTTCATAGGATTTTATTTTTAGTTTTTGTAAAAGATTATCAGCCATTTTTGGAAGAGCGACAGTTCTATATGAGTTTTCAGTTTTCAGGTCTTGGGTAGTATTTTTATTTAATTTTCTTGTTCCATCTTTTTCAAAAGTATAAGACCTTCTAAGTTGCTGTTCTATTGTTAAGATTCCATCAGAGTAATTTTTCCACCTAAGTCCCCTTAGTTCATTTCTTCGTAGACCTGTCAAGAAATCTATATAAAGGCTTTGCTCAACAGGATCGTCAAGATCTAAATTATTTATTAAAAGTTTTTGTTCATCAGCGGTAAATATTCTATATTTGCCCGAATTTTCAGTTTTATTCTTTTTTGGGACCTTTACATATTCGGCAGGGTTTGTAGGGAATATTCCTAGAATTATTGTGTAGTCAAGAAAGTTTTTAATTAAGGCTAATGTATCTTTTACAGTATTAATTGATGTTTTTTCATCATCAGCAAGTAGGTTTATAAAATTTTGTAAATTCAAGATATTAATATCTCCTACCTTAGTTCTTGAAAAAGGATAAGGTGCTATATGGAGATTTAATAGGCTTTGATATCTGACTATAGTTGTGCTTTTTATTTCCTGAACTTTTATATTAAAGAGCCAGTAATGCATAAATTCAGATAGAGATTTATCCCCAGAGGTAGTAAAGCC